CAGTACGAGTTCATCGGGGTGGACAACCTTGGCGAACTGCAGTTCAACTACGAGAACCCGATACCGAATCAGGTTCTGTACCAGAACCCGGGCACAAACGTCACCTATTACGCGGTTGATCCGTACGGGACGCTGGAGTGGAACCCTGTTTGCACATGGATTACCAACGCCAACGTGACCGAATGGCTGGGTATTGCTGTCGCTACCGCCAACGACACCGCGTTCATCACGAAGTGTGTGTCGGCCGCCAACGCGTTTGCGTACCGACGCAGACAGGAATCGGGTTATCTGACCGATGAATTGCACACCAGCCCCGGCGGGGATTGCACCTTAGGCACAATCATGTATGCCGCTCTTTTGTACAGGGAAAGAGGCTCAGCGGATTCGTTCGCATCGTTTGATTCAATGGGGACGTTCCCGGTGCCGTCAGCCCTTGGGCGCATCCTCCAGTTGCTGGGTGTCGGCCGTCCGCAGGTTGCGTAATGGCTGCCACCGGCATCCTGTGGGACGCGGTCAACGCCACCAAAACCGCGCTAGTGGCGCTCAACCTTGGCTACGAGGTTGTGACTGATCCGCGCAACGCTCGACCCATGACGTTGTTTCTGGAACTACCAACCGTGGAGGCGTTTACATACAACGTGGGTGACATCACCTTGCGTATTCGTGTTTGCGCGCCACCGCCGGGTAATCAGGACGCATCCGATTGGCTGTTGACACAGGCCGACAAAATCATGAATTCGGCAATAGCCGTGACAGACCTTCGCCCGTCTGTAATGATTATCGGCGGCGGGCAGGAACTGCCGACATACGACCTCACCGTGCGGGTAGCCGTACGGCGCAACTAGCAAAAGGACAACCATGGCCACCAGCACATTCCTTTCCAACGCCACCGTCAACATCACGCAGGGCGTCACCACCACCGACCTGTCCGATCAGTGCCGTTCCGTCACCGTGACTATCGGCAGTGACCCGCTGGAGTCAACTGCAATGGGCGACACCGGGCACCGTTTCGTGGGCGGCCTCCAGAGCGTCGAGGTCACGCTGGAAATGTTCCTTTCCTACGGCGCATCCGAGGTGGAGGGCATCCTCGCGTCCTGCGTGGGCACCGGCACCACCGTGCTGACCATCAGCCCGTCTGGCACCACAGAGTCTGCCACCAACCCCGAATACGTCATCACCAACGCCATGCTGGAAAACTTCACCCCCATCGCCAGCACCGTCGGGGAACTCGCCATGGTCACCGCCACGTTCACGGGCGGCACATGGGTCCGCGACGTCACCTGACCTACACACAACCTAGGGAGAACCAATGCAACTCAACCTGCACGTCACCACCAACGACGGCGACGACTACACAGTCACCACCAACCTGTTCGTGGTGGTCGCATGGGAACGCAAATACAAGCGCAAAGCGTCAGAACTGTCAGCCGGTATCGGTGTCGAGGATTTGGCATTCATGGCGTTTGAGTCCTGCAAACAGTCCAATGTGCCGGTGCCAGCAGTGTTTGATGATTACATCAAGAAACTGGCATCCATCGAGGTCGTGGGGCAGGAACCCGAAAACCCTTCCTGAAAGGCTCGTACATACACGCGCTGGCCACCGTGCTGGTGGCGACGGGGTACTGGCCGCCGCAAATACCGTTTGAGGGGCGCGAACTGGCCACGGTGGTTAGTATTCTCAACGAGCAAGCGAGGAAACGATGACAACCACAGCCAACATCTCGCTAGTCGGCGTTGAGGACGCAATCAAGGCTTTACGCAAGATTGACCCAGAGTTGCGTAAACAGTTCAACCGTGACGCCAAAGACATTGCCCAGCCAGCCATTGCTGAGGCGCAGCGCAACTACCCCGAAATGCCGTTGTCGGGCATGAACCGGCAGTGGCAGTCGAAGGGCCGCGTCCTGTTTCCGTACATTGCCGCCAAAGCCCGCCGCGGGGCCAAGGTCAAGGTGGACACCAGCCGTAAAACCAGCAACGTCATCCTGATTCAGCAAACGGATCCGGGCGCCATCATTTTTGAGACCGCTGGCAGGCGCACAGACAACGCTCTAGGGCGTTCTCTGGGCACTGTGGCACCCACAGAGACTCGTGTGCTGTCCAAGGCCGTAGAAGCCAACAGGGGCCGTCTAGAAGCCGGATTTGAGCGTTTAGTGCGCGACGTGATGCGAACTGTCAACGAGGAAACCCGCTAATGGCCATCTCAATCCCGATTGTTTCTGAGTTTGTTGATTCAGGCGTTAAAAAAGCCGTCAAAGAATTCAAGCAACTAGAAACCACTGGCCAAAAAGCCCAGTTTGCAATTAAGAAAGCAGCGGTGCCAGCAGCGGCGGCGTTGGCTGGATTGGGCGCAGCCCTGTTTGACGCCACCAAGGGCGCAATGGAGGACGCGGCTGCCCAAAAGGAACTGGCCCGGCAGTTAGGTATTTCCACCGGGGCAACCGACGACCAAATCAAGTCCGTCGAGGACTGGATCAGCAAACAGGGCGAGTTGCTGGGTTTCAGTGACGATCAACTGCGCCCGGCGTTGGCGTCGCTGTCTCGCGTCACCTATGACCTAGAGGAATCGCAAAAAGCGGCCACACTCGCAATGGACATTGCGGCCGCCACCGGCAAACCGCTGGAAACCGTCACCAACGCTCTGGCTAAGGCATACGGCGGAAACACGGCTGCGCTAGCCAAATTGGATCCGTCGCTGCGGGACATGATCAAGGGGGGCGCTGAACTTGACGAGGTGTTTTACGCGTTGGGTGGCACGTTTGGTGGGGCTGCACAGGAAGCAGCCAACACCGCTGAGGGCGGCTTCAAGCGTCTGGCGTTGTCGCTAAGTGAAACAAAAGAATCTATTGGTGCGGCGTTGTTGCCGATTGTTGAAAAAGCGTTGCCTAAATTGCAAGAGTTTGCCTCTTGGGCGCAAAACAACCCAGAGATTTTCACCAGAGTTGCGTTGGCTATCGGAGGTATTGCCGCAGCCACCGTTGCTGTCAACGCTGCAATGGCTACAAACCCGTATGTGTTGATGGCTGGCGGCATTGTGGCGTTGTCAATTGCGTTTGACCGGCTGGCGCGAGCCGCTGAAAGGTTCAACAAAGTTGGCGGTGTGGCAACAAGGTTGTTAGGTGCTGCCGCCAAAATCCCCCAGTTGGGGTATTTGGATCGTTTCATCATTGACAAAATTCGTGGTTCTGATGACGGCGCAACGCCTCAAGGCGGCGGCCTGAATGTGCCTCGAATGGCGGCTGGTGGCATCGTGACCAGCCCCACGCTTGCACTGATTGGTGAGGCGGGCCCGGAGGCTGTTGTGCCGTTGTCCAAAATGGGGGCAATGGGTGGTGTCACTATCAACGTGCATGGCGGCGATCCAAACGCCATTGTGGACGCGCTCCGCACTTACATGAGACAAAACGGCTCAATTCCAATCACTGTCAGTAACGCCTACTAATGCCCCAAAACTACCGTTTCCGTTACCTTTCAGGGGTTTCCTATGTCGCTGCCAGCAATGTGCAGTCCATCAGCATCAGCGTTGGCCGCCAGCAACAATTGCAGCAATACTCAGCAAGTCAGGCGCGCATTGAAATCCGTTACGCAACAGGATTCGCATCACCTATCCCAGAGTTTGTTGCCGGCACGAAAGTCATTATTGACAACGCGACCAGCGGCCTCGATATGTGGGTGGGGCGCATCAACAACGTCTCCGTGCAGTACGGCATCCCGTACAGCGGCGGTGTCGGCAACGCTGACCGGCTGACCATCACTTGTGAAGGTGCGTTTGCACCGTTGGGCCGTATGCAGGGAGACGGTTACGCATTGTCAGCCGGGACATTGGCAACCCAGTTGTCAACGGCAAGCACGGAAAGCGGTGTTGCGCTCAGTGTTGCGGGCAGTTCTAACCCGTCATTGTCGGCGTACACGGTAAACGGCACATGGGCTGACTGGGTCCAGTTGGCTGCGCTAACCACTAATGCTCGCATTATTGACGGCATCGGGTTTGATCAGGTGACGTTGTGGTCGCCCAATTATGTTTACACGTCAGCCATAAATTTTAGTGACACAGCCAACAACGCCACCAACCAAGTGTTTGACAATATTGAGTTCGCGTCATGGGCCGACAACTACTACACGCAAATCACGGTTGACCCAGACGCGTTGTCACCAGTCACCGCAACAAAAGTTGGTGCCGGGGAGCCGTTCCGAACGTACAAGGTCAACACGCTGCACTCATCAACTAGTCAGGCAACCGACTACGCAAACTATTTGTTGGGAAACTATGACAACCCGGACTTTGCGCTGACGGCCATTTCGTGTTTGGCTGAGGCACAATCAACCTTTAAGTTGGACTCGATTTCGTATCAGTCCGGGACCGTCCCGATTGTCAACCCAATGTTTGCGTGGTGCATTGGTACGCAAGTCAACGTCACGTTTCGCGGCACAACGTTCACTTGCATCATCGAGGGGGCGACAATGTCGGCCACACCCGCGTCCTCCCGGTACACGTTCTATGTGTCCGGCGCTGATCTCAACGCGTATTTGATTCTCAACAATGCCGTATTTGGCAAACTAGACAGCAATAAACTGGGGTACTGACTATGGCTATCAAGACGTTTACGACTGGCGAGGTTCTGACTGCGTCGGATACGAACACGTATTTGGCGAACAGCGGCCTCGTGTACGTCGCGTCCAAAACGTGGACTAGTACCACTAACGCCCAGCAAATTGATTCGTGCTTCACTAGCACCTACGACAATTACCGTTTGGTTTTGACCGCAACTAGCAACCAAAGCACCCCGGCATATATGTATTACCAAATGGTCGACGGAACTACGGCATATGCTGGAGCGCAATATTTTGCGAATCCGGTCTACTCGTTTACCGGTGGAGCGCCGACCGCAAACTGGAATACATTCGTCACCGTTGGGTATGCAGGCTGGATTGGGGATAACAACACCTCAATCATCTTTGACATCTCTAGCCCACAGGTATCGGGTGCCGTCACCGTCGTCAATGGTTCGTGCGTCTCATTCGCAACATCTAACGCACTAAACGGAACTATTTATGGTTTCGTAAACCAAACGACGCAATACGAAGGAATCAAACTGGGCATGGCGGCTGGCGTCACTTGGGCTGGCACCGCGACAATTTTCGGCTATCGAAAGGCTTAGTCATGGATGACCGCTACAAAGTGTCCGTGTTTGACGTTGCAACAGGGGAAACATACGAACGCGACATGACCCCCGAAGAAATCGCCGCACTCCCCGAGGCCAGCAATGACACTCCAGAACCCCTCTAAAGCCCTCATCGCCCTTGTCGCCCTCATCTGCGTCACCGTCCTCATCGCAGTCGGCCAAATCGACTCCGACCAAGGCTTGCCCATCATCACCATGATTGTCGGCTACGCAGTCGGCAACGGCATCGCCGCCCGCAAAGGCGACCCCGTAGAACCCATCATCGGCCGCAAAAATGGCAACTAAAAAGCCATACACACCCGCCAAAACCCCGGCCCGCAACGCCAAACCCGGCACCGAAACCTGCTCCCGGCTAGCCCGCCGCCGCTGGGCATTCAGCAACCTTGGCACCTACGTCATCCGCGACATCCGCAACCAGCCCGGCACGATGTCCCAACACGCCGCCGCGCTCGCCCTCGATTTGGGGTACAACCCGAAGAACCGGGCCGAAGCCCTAGAAGCCTGTGCGTGGTTCACCAAATACGCCGACCAACTAGGCGTTGCCCTCGTCAATGACTACATGGCGGGCAACTACGGGCGCACTTGGCTGTGCAGCCGGGCGGCGTGGCGCACCCACACCAGCAACACCATCGGCATCCGCGGGCACTGGATCCACATTGAGTTGCACCCGTGGGCGGCGAACATGGCGGCAGACAAGTACGAGGCTTTGTGGCGGTCCCTACCGCGCCCGTAGGCCCAAAAACCCGGCACCCGAGGTAGGACACGGCTGCCGGTTAGGTGGATGGGGCTGTGCTTCTCCCCGGCCCCATCCACCACCCCCCAAGTACCATCTGTTATGTTTGCACCAGTCGTCCTACCGACAAGGAGAACCCATGACCGACACACCTGACCTGTTTACCCCGGCACCGTACGTTGCCGACAGCGACACCAGCCGCAGCCGCGCACAGCACGAGGACTCAACCGGCATCACCACCGCACGGCAGCGCAGCATTCTCGCCCACCTGCTTGACAACCCCGCAGGGCTGAACTGGCGCGAACTGGGCACACTGCTCAACCTGCACCACGGCCAAATCAGCGGCGCACTGTCCGTCATGCACCGCGACGGCCGCGTCTATCAGTTGACCACCAAACGCCACAACTGCCACGTTTACATCCACCCCGACTACGAGGGGATGCACACCGGCAAAGTTGTCTACGAACCCGTCCAGACGTTTGCCACAAAGGAACGCCTCGCAATGGAAGCCGTCGTGGACGCCGCCCGCACGTTCGCCCGCACCGGGCTGGGGCTGGGCAACGTCGTCAACGCCATCAACGCGCTCGACACCGTCAGGGGCAACAAGTGAACCCCGCAGAATACTGGCTGTTTGCATTGGGGTTCATCGCCGTTGGGTGGTGGCTGCACAAATGGTTGGGCGAATGATCCCGGCGTGGGGCTACACCGTCCTACGCTCAGAGGACAAGAAAACAATGGTCCAGATCTTCACGGATTTGGAAACAGGCTCGATCCTCTACGCACAAGTTTGCACACGGCCCAAGCCGTGGGGAGTGTGGGAGCCGCCGACCGAAGTAGCGAAGGTTGATTAGACGCATTATGACCTTGACCGCCAGCATCGTCCTATTGGCCCCTGTAAGCCCCGTAGAGGCCCGTTGGGAGCCTGTGCTGGGCCGAGACACCATGACGCGCTTGGCGGCCTGTGAGACGGGGGGCAATTTGGCGCACTTCACCCGGTCGTATGTCAGCGCATGGGGGTTCTACAAAGGGACATGGCGGCTGTTCAGCGACACCCCAGTGCACCGCGTCAAACACCTGTCATGGGACCAACAGGCCCGCGTCGTCGACCGGGCGTTTTGGTTCGGGCACACCCGCAACGGACGCAAACAATGGCCCGTCGGGCCGTTCGGTCACGGCTGCTTCAAGAAGTTTTACCGTGAGGATGCAAACCTGCGCACACGCATCTGCAATAATCGCAAACAACAGGTGCGGCGTTGGTGCCGACCATAGGCAAGGAGAAGAAAATGCCGAGGGAGAAGCAATTCACCAAAACGGTGGCGTTCCGCGTCACCGCCCGCGAATGGGAAGCCATCCAGCACGTCATCGAGTCGGGCGAGCCGATCTGGTCGCCGCAGCCGGTGGTACCGAAGCGTCCCAGCGACGTGATCAGGCTGTGGATTGCCCGCGACATCGCGCAAGCCATCGAGGGCCGCGACAACGCCATCAAGAAGGCTGAGGCCGCCGCTCGACGCGCCGCCAAAAAGGCACAGGCAAACAATGACAACGCCTGACCTGCCGGACACGATTGGCGCACTTGGCAAAGAACTTGTGATGCGCGGCGAAATGCTTGACGCGTTCGGTGACACCCACGACGGCCAGTTGATGCGCCTTGCCGGGGCCGTCATTATCGAGTTTGAGTCTATGATGCAGAAGGTTGCCCACCTGGAGGCTGAGGTGCGCCGCCTCGAGCGCGAAATCCACCATGGCTGAGCGTTACTTCGTAAGGTGCTGTGGCACGATTCATCTAGGGCAAACGTTGCCGTTCACATGCCCAACGTGCAGCAAGACATTTTCTCACGAAGCCGTCACTCAAGCAGACGAAATTGAACGCTTACGGGCCGAAGTGACGCGCTGGAAAGACTTGGCCGCTGATTTGGCAATGCAGTGCGCTATCAACGAAATGGAGGGCGGCAATGCTTGAGAACTACGAGACAGTTGCCGAACGGCTCGCCCGCTGGCTCGACATGGAGCACGACGGGCAGCCCCGCGTCATCACCCACCTCATCAGCAAACCCGGCGACGATGTTTGCGTGTTTCGCGCCGAACTGTGGGTTGACGGCACCCTGATTTCAACCGGATGGGCCGAAGAAATCAGGGGGCAAGGCAATGTCAACAAAACGTCGCATTTGGAAAACTGCGAATCGTCGGCTCTGGGACGCGCTTTGGCTAATGCGGGTCTGGCTGGGAGTGACCCTGCTAGGCGGCCATCACGGGAAGAAATGGGGAAGGTGCAACGCTCGACCAGTTCATCGGCCCCGCAGCACACAGGCACCAAGACCATCACGAACAAGATGAAGGGCAAGTGCGTGGACTGTGGCGGCACCGTTGACATTGGCGAGGGGCTTGCCACGAACGACGGATCTGGGTGGAAGACGCATCACCGCCCCGACGAATGCCCACCGGAAGCGTTCTGATGTACGAAATCCTGTTGTTTACGTTCCACACGCTTGGCGTGTTTGCGTTGGGTGTGTGGTTTGGGAGGTTGCCCCGTGGCTAACGAACTGGACAAGAACCTGCGCGAATGGGCTGACGCCATGATGAACTACACAGGCTCCACCGTGCCCCCAGTGCACCACGACGAATGCCGCCTCTATGTGTGCCACCGCCACTGCGAGGTGCTGTGGACCGAAATTATGCAGCAGGTTGGTGAAAGCCTGCGTTGGGTGGTTGACGACATGAACGCCGGCAACGCCAACCCGGAGCACGTCGTCAGGGAGGGCCGCGATGACTGAACCCGCGCTAAACATGGAACAGTCAGTGCTTTTGCGTCAACTGTTTGCAGAACAAATTGTTATGGCGTGTCACTGCGCCAAAAGCCACCACTGTGTCCGCTGTCGGCGTCTCGATCGGATACGCACAGCGTTTCCCGGCACATTCACGCAAGCCTGCGTCGATGCAGCAAACATCAAGCAAGCGGAGCGCGAGAATGGGTGAACGAGTTCCGGACGCATCAGCGCACATCAGCGAACGAATGTGGCAAGACAAAGTCGAACAAGTCGCCATCATCAACGGCTGGATAGTGGACCACAAAATTCCGATGCGGTTCAACGGACGCCCGTTCACAACCGGCAAAGCCGGGATGCCAGACCTGATCCTGATTCACCCACGCGGCCACGGCATCCTGTACGTCGAACTGAAAACGGAGCGTGGCAGGCTCAGCCCAGCCCAAATCGAGGTAGCGGCCGCGTTGAAAGCGAACGGTGCCGAGTACTACCTGTGGCGACCCAGCCAAATGCACGAAGTTGAAGAACGACTTGGCAGGTGGCGCAAACAGTGATACAACGCGCCACCCACAACTGATTACACGCACGGCCTCGTACCTGTTTGCAGGGTGCAGGTATAACACCCGGGGACGGGGGTAGACGGCCTATGGTCGAGCAGCGTACGAACGACATAAACGCGAATGGTGACTGTCCCACAACGAGCAAACATCTGGCCACCACAGAGACATACTGAAAGCGCGAGGGGGGCTGCGACCCACAGACCCGCAACGAAAACCGAGGCGCAAGCCCCCCGGGGGGCGCAGCGCAAAGGGGGGATGCCCTACACTCCCAACACAGGAGAACACACACAATGCCCAAACGCACCAGCGACCCCACCTACCTAGCCAACCGCCGCGCCATCCTCACCGGCTCACCCCTCTGCCACTGGTGCGGCCAAGCCCAAGCCACCGAAGCAGACCACCTCATCGAACACGACAGAGGCGGCACCGACGACATCACCAACCTCGTCCCAGCCTGCAAACAATGCAACGGCAGACGCGGCCAACACTACAGAGCCAAACGCGACGCCCTCATCAAAGCCAGACGCGAACAAGCCGTCAACGCCTCAGCCGCAAACGGATTTTTTCCTGAAACGCAAACGCCCCCGCACCCTTCCTCCGCTCTCTTTTTCGCGAACCAGCCCGAACCAGCCCTGACCGGCTTGGATCAGCGGGGACTGGCTGGGATGGGTCGGGAGCAGCCCAGATTGGAAACGGCACGGTTTGGGGATGAGTCGTTTGGGCCTCAGGTGGAGGCTTGGGCTGCGGCTCATCTCATGCCGTTGATGCCGTGGCAGGCGTATGCGGTTGCCGGGATGTTGGAGCATGACGGTGGGCGGTTGCTGCGGCGCGAGGCGTTAGTTTCGACGGCTAGACAGCAGGGCAAGTCTGTATTGCTGACCAGCCTCATAGGGTTTTATTTGACTACTTACGCGCAAATGGTTGGGCGACCCCAGCACGTCCTTTCCACAGCCAACCAACTAGACCGCGCCGAAGCCATCTTCAGTGCGTTGGCCCCGGTGCTGGTGGAGCGGTTCGGGGGCAAACAGTTGCAGGCCATTGGGCGCAAGAAGGTGACGATGCCGGACGGGTCAACGTGGGAAATCCGCGCCGCGTCTGCCCGTCTGCACGGTGGTTCGTATGACCTGATCGTGGTGGATGAATTGTGGAACATTGCCCCGTCGGTTATGGACGACGCGCTCAGGCCGTCAATGATTGCCCGACCCAACCCGTTGCTGGCTTGCTTTTCCACAGCCGGGGACATGGGTTCCCACAGCATGATTCACATGAGAGAACAAGCGTTGGCGGACATTGACGCCGGCACCCAGACCGACACCTACTTTGCGGAATGGTCAATGCCGATGGGGGCCGACCCCAAGGACGAGCAGTGGTGGGGGTGGGCCAACCCAGCGCTGGGCACCACCGTCACCATTGAGGCGTTGCGGGCCGCGTCCAAGAAGGAGTCTTTCCTGCGGGCGCACCTCAACCAGTGGATTACCACCCGTGGCGCAATGCTCGACCCGGGGGTATGGGAGTCCTGCGCTACCACCCGCCCGATGCCGCCCGGCGGGGTACTAGCCATTGACTCGTCTGTGGATGAGGCCCGCTACGTTGGCACCCGCGCCACCGTTGCCGACGGCCAGATCATGGTGGACGTTGAGTTCGTGGTGGACTCTGAGGACGCCATGTGGGAACAGGTTGCCCGCGTCATGGCTGACCGCTCAGTCAACCTTGCGGTGACGCCAACACTGGAACTGCACCTGCCACCGGAGTATGCCCGCCGTTACGCCCTTGTCGGCTACGGCGAACTACTCAAGTTCACCAGCCTTGTCCGCTCGATGATTCAGGAAGGGCGCGTCATTCACACGAATGCTCGCACCCTGTCGGAACACATGAACCGTGCCGTAGGTGTCAAGACCGCGCAAGGGTATGTGCTGTCCAGCCAAAAATCTCCCGGCCCGATCGAGGTGGCACGGACCGCGGTGTGGGCTATCGCATTGGTGAGCCGTCCGCAAACAAAACAGAAACCCATGCTTGTGGTTTCCTAGTGCTGTATGGTGCTGGCGTGGCCCCGTGTCGGGCGAGGCCGCAACATCTCTCATGGCACTGTTTACACGCAAAGAAACCAAAGCCCAGATTTCGCCGGTTGAGCCGCAGGTCCGCGCCGCTGTCGGCGGGTACAACCCCAACGCTGGCGGCATCAACCTCATCGGGCAGTACTACACCTACCAAGAAGGTGAGGCCCGCAACCGGGCGATGCAGGTGCCCGCCATCAGCCGTGCCCGCGACCTTCACGCAAACGTCCTGTCGGCAATGCCGTTGACCATGTATCGCGAACGGTGGAACCCTGACACCCGCGAAATGGAAGAGGAATACTTGGCGCCCCGGTCATGGCTGCGCCGCCCCGACCCGTCCATCAGTTACGAAACCCTCATTTCGTGGACATTCGACGACCTGTTCTTCTACGGCCGCGCATTCTGGTACGTCACCAGCCGCACCCAAGACGGCTACCCCGCATCATTCACACGCCTCCCGACCGGGTCCATCACCACCCCCGATCAGGCTGGCCCCGTTTGGTACGCACCCAGCAACGAACTGTATTTCAACGGCGAAATGCTCGACCCCGTAAACGTCATCCAGTTCATCGGCTCAACACAAGGACTGATCTACTCGTCTGAGCAAACAATCGCCACCGCACTACGCATCGAGGACGCCCGGCTACGAAACGCCTCTTCATCCATCCCCTCGGGCATCCTCAGGCAAGTCGGTGGCGAACCCCTTAGCGCACAGGAACTAGCCGATCTGTCAGCAGCGTTCAACGCGGCCCGCGCCAGCAACCAGACCGCCGCTCTCAACGAGTTCCTGACCTACGAACCGACCACAGCCACCCCGGACAAGATGTTGCTTATCGAGTCGGCACAGTTTTCGGCCTTGCAGATGGCGCAAATCTGCAACATCCCGCCCTACCTGTTGGGTGTCCCCACTGGCTCATACGCATACACGAACAGCCGTGAGTCGCGCTGGGATCTGTGGCTGTACGGCACTAAGGCATACGCCGAAGTTATCGCCGCAACCTTGTCCGCAAACAACGTTCTGCCGAACGGCACGTTCATCGAGTTTGACTACGACGAATACTTGGGCGAAATGGACGACGCAAACACAAGCCGCGAAATGATTGACGTGGAAGAAAACACACAGGAGGAACTGGCATGATCCGCTTCACCACTGACACCGTCACCGTCAAGGCCGAAGCCGGCGACAAGGAAGGCGAACGCCGCATCGACGCGATTGCCGTCCCGTACAACGTGTTTGCAACCGTCTCGGGCGGGCAGGAAGTCATGTTCAAGCCCGGCAGCCTCCCGGTGGACGGCCGCGCACCCCGCGTTTTCATGTACCACGACTCGACCATGCCCATCGGCATCGTCGCTGAGCGTGTCGACACCGACGAAGCGATGCTTGCATCTATGCGGATTTCCCGCACCGCCCTCGGGGACGAGGCGCTGATTCTCGCTGCGGACGGCGTTATGGATGTGTCCGTGGGCGTGAATCCGCTGGAGTTCACGGAGGACAAGCAGGGCCGCATTACCGTCACCAAGGCGGAATGGATGGAATTGTCACTTGTCCCCATACCGGCGTTCGCAGGTGCTACCATCACCGAAGTAGCCGCGCAAGCAGCAACCGACCCCGACGAAACAGATCCCGAACAAGTTCCAGAGGAGGAACCCGTGGAAGCAACACCCGCACAGGCAGAGGTCGTCGAGGCCGCAGCCATTCCGACCCCCGCACTTCCGGCACAGCCGAAGCGCAAGTTCGCCATGCCGTCCGCAGGTGAGTACCTCGCCGCGTACCACATCGGTGGCGACACGTTCCGCAAGGTCAACGAGGCGTTCGTCGAGGCCGCCCGCGGACAGCAGACCGCACTGCAGGCCGCCGCAGGCGACGTCCTCACCACCGACACCCCCGGTCTTCTCCCGGTGCCGGTCCTCGGCCCCGTGTTCGACGACCTTAACTACGTCCGTCCCGTTGTCGCCGCAGTCGGTGCCCGCGCCATGCCCGACGGTGGCAACCAGAAGACGTTCATTCGTCCGACGTGGACCACGCACACCAGCGTCGCCGCGCAGACCCCGGAACTGAACCCCGTGTCGGCCACCACGCCCGTCATCGCCTCCAACGTCGTCAGCAAGACCACCCTTGCCGGTCAGGTCACCCTGTCGGTGCAGGACGTTGACTTCACTAGCCCGGGCGCGATGGAAATCATCCTCCGTGATCTTGCGTCGCAGTACCTCATTTCCTCGGACAACCTCGCCGCTGACCAGATCGTGGCGCAGGGCGTCGCATCAGGCGTGACGTGGACGGTCAACCAGACCGACCCCACCGACCTCATCAGCACCCTCTACGAGGTCGCAGAGTCCATCCTCGTCGCCACCCGCTTCCTGCCCGACCATCTTTTCGTCGCTCCTGACGTCTGGCGGAAAATTTCGCAGCAGTTGGACGCCGATAAGAGACCTGTTTTTCCCTACGCCGCAGCCGCCGGTCTCATGGGCGTCAACGGGATGGGCACCCAGAACATCACGTCGTACAACACGCTGAACCCGCTCGGGTTGAATTTGGTGGTGGACGCGAATTTCGCCAGTGGGACCATGGTTCTCGCGAGAGGAAATGCCATCGAGTTCTACGAGCAGATTCGTGGCCTCATGTCCGTCGAGGCGCCGTCCACGCTGGGTCGCACCTTCTCGTACTACGGCTACGCCAGCCTGTTCGTCGCTGACTCGACGATGGTGCAGAAGATCACCGTCGCCTAACCCTAGGCACACGGTCACGCCATGTCGGAGATTGCGTACGTCGTCCGGGCCATGCGTCTGGACGACTACGCAGTCATCCAACTACTAACCAATGTTGACGTCACCGTCAGCCAAGAGGTTGAAATAGCCGGTGTTGGCGCAGGTTTCAACGACTCAGGCGTCATCGTCACGGCGCTGCCCCAGTACGAGTTCATCGGGGTGGACAACCTTGGCGAACTGCAGTTCAACTACGAGAACCCGATACCGAATCAGGTTCTGTACCAGAACCCGGGCACAAACGTCACCTACTACGCAATTGATCCGTACGGG